CTCGGTGTCAATGTCACCTTCTTCACGGGCCTTGCGGATGATCTGCTTGAGAGCAACCACCTGCGTCTGCACGCGGCCATTGGCCTCGCCCAGACGCTCTGTGTCAGCCGTCATGTACTGCTGCTCCAGCTGCGTGGCGCGGGCCTGCACGCTCTTGGCGTATTCCAAGGCTGCCTGCTCACGGCGCTGGGTCTCGCGCAGGCGCGCGGTCAGCTTGTCGATGCGCTTTTTGACGCCCTCGCTGTATTGGTCCAGCTCGCCGCCAGCGGCGTTGTCGTTGCCCTGTTGGGAAGGCGTCTCGACAAGGGGCGCTTCGGGCTTGTCCAGCACTTCAGCAGCGCCGTCCTCCCCGATAGCGACGGTGGCCGGATTTTCATCCTCACCGATCTTAAATTGCAGGTCTTCATTCATGTCATTGCTCCTTTACATGTGCAGAATGTCTTCAGGACTGTTCACCACAGCCAAAACTTCGTCGTCGTTCAACAAACGAATCTCACCCCCGTCGATTGGGATGCGAGCACCCGCATATCGGCCGAAGATGATCCAGTCACCTGCCTTGCACCATGGACCGGCGGGAAACTTGCTCTCGTCGGCATAGGCCAGGTCGCCCACTTTCAAGACGTAGCCGCACGTAGTGCCAAGCTGAGTCCTGCGCTGCGTTTCTTCGGCCAAGACGATGCCGCCTTTGGTCTTTTCCGCGCCGCGATAGGGCAGGATGGCAATGCGCCACCCGGTAGGTTTTGGAATGGTGTCAATGACAGCTTGGGCGAGCTTCTCGGGGTCAAACCCGAGCTCGGTGTAAGCGTCTTCAAGAGCTGGCGGCTTGTTGGCTGCCTCCTCTGCCCACTTACGCTCCAAGGCGGTCATGTTAATTTCAGGTACTGCTGCGGTTTCCATGGTCTTCCTTTCACTTGAGAAAATCGTCGACATCGTCCGTGACCTTTTTGAGCAAGTCTTTCACGGAGTCTTCAACCATTCTCAAACCCTCAAGGCGACCCATCATGAAGCGGTAACGCTCCATGTCTGTGATGGTTCCGTTCAGGACAATCTGCTTGGATTGATCCTGGAGTTTCCTGATTTCCTTCAGAACTGCTTCTGCAAATTCGAGCATGGTGATTTCCATGAAAAGCAGACGGTACGAGGCCCCGCCTGATAGCACTTACTCACGAATCAGTATATCTTAACTGGACGGTTGCCGTCCTTTTTCTTCACAATCATTGCAGGGCCTTGCACGCCTTTCGGTGTTTTCACCGCACCGCCCTTGGCCATCTTGGTTTTACCGGCCTTGTCGTATGCGATCGCAGCGGCCTGCTTCACGGCAGCAGACTTGCTCTTTGGCTTGCTGGTGCCGATCATGCCGTCCTTCTTGTAGTCGCGAACGATCTCCCCGATGTTGGAGCTGATCGTCTTCTGGCTGGAACCTCTTTTAAGCGGCATATTGGCCTCCTGTTTGGTTGACTTTGGCCTGCTGCAGCTGCAGCTTCTGGCGGTTGATCTGCATGTTCTCTTGCTGCTTTTGCTGGTCCAGTGCCAGGCGCTGCTGATCGATGCCAATGCGTGCCTGGTCGGCTTGGCCACGCTGGGCAATCTCTTTCTCCTTGAGCTGCACCAACGGATCAGGGCCCTCGCCGCCTGCAAAGGACTCTTGCATGTCGCGCACTTCTTTGATCCCGGTCGCGATGCGGATGGCAATCATGCCTTCCTTCTGGATGGCGGAGACCATGCGGTCCGGATCAGTGCCGTAAGCCTTGAACAGGTCTGCTTCGACGTCCTCTTCCGCGCGCAGGCGCACGTGCTCGAGGATGTGCTTTTGCAACTCGGTTGCGGCCAGTGGATTGGCCTGCAAAATAGGCGACAGGCCCATCATCAAGTGCGATGCGATGTGCGCGTCGTGCTGCTGACCGGCAAAGGCCTTGAGCTTCATGCCGTTGAGCACGTCGCTGTTCTCGGACGCAGGGTCACGCGGCGTGTTGGTGTTCTGCGGCAGCAGCACGCCGTCAATGTCACGGACGTTCAGCGCTGCGTACATGCGGTAGTAAGCCTCGTACATGTTGTGCATGTTCGGGGCGCTCTGTGCAAGCTGCAGTTGCATCTGCGCGAGCTGGATACGCTGGGCAGAGCTGAAGATGTTGGGGTCAGCCACTGGCTGCACCGACACCATCGAGTCAAAATCCCTTTTCTTGATCTTGCGGCTGGCCCCCGGCACGTCGTAGGGGTACTCGTCGGGCATGTACTGGCCAAAGCCCTCGAACAGCAGGCGGAACTCCAGCGTTTGCGCGTAGTGCAGGCGTTTGTGGATGCTGGACATGACCATGGAGCCGCGCTCCAGCAGTGCCAGGGTCGTTCCCACCTGTGCGTACTGGTTGCCGTCGCCAACTTGCATGTCGGCAGTGCTGGACAGGCGTTTGCCGGAGTCAATCAAAAAGCCCATCAGTGCAAACAGCACCTGGCTTGGCTCTTTGTACGGCAAAGGCAGCAAAGAGGCGGAAAGTTCCGCGCCACCAGCGTCAATGTCGCGCCATTCGCCCGGCTGGATCGGGTCTGAGTCGTCCGCGATCCGCGCTCCTTTGGCCTTGAAGCCTGCAGGCAGGTTAGACAGCGTTCCAGCGTCTGTCAGTTGGCGCAAAGCGCTCGTCGCGGCCTTGCTGAGGCCGCCAATCAGGTGCACAAAGCCCAAACCGTAGGCTCCTGGGCCTTCGACCAGCACGTAGTGCACAAAATAGTTGCGACGATTGCATTTTTTGTCGTCTTCTTTCCAATTTCGGCGAATTCCAACCACTTTGAGCGTGTCTTCAGCCAGTGTGACGACGTATGGGCGCTTGACGCCGGTCATTTCACCGTCTTCGTCCTTGTCTTCAAAGCCCTGGAGGTCCAAATCGACCAGTTGCTCGAGCAAAAACACCTCGCCGACGTCATCAGTGGGCTGAATGCCGGTGATTTTGTCGACTGCTTCCTGAATTTGGCTCGCATCAGCAGGCGTGGAGTAGGTGTCCAAGAAAATATCGAGGTATTCGCCGGCCAAAGCGCGCTTTTTGTACTCGTTGGCGTCCATCGCAATGCGGTGCGTGAGCCGTGGGCATTGGGACACGACGCTTGAGCCGTTGTAGGGGATGTAAACATCGTCTGCCAGGCACAGTTTGGAGACCATGCGCTCCAGTTGGTAGTCGTAGTAGACCTTCTTGAAGGTCGAACCGCCGTAGCCAGTGTAGAAAAGCTGCTGGTCAAACTCAGGTGTGTACTCTTCCATCACCGTGGTGATCTGGTAGTTCATGAAATCCTGCACGCGGCCAGCCTGCTGGAACTTTTCCACCGTCTCTTTGCCCATGATCTGCGAGCGGACAGGGCCGCCGGCGGGCATCAGCTCCTTAAAGGCCTGTGCCTGGAACTGAATGATGGCCTCGGTCAGCATTGGATGGGTCGCGCCTGACGCGCCACGGAAGGGCTTGGTGCGCTCTTCCATGCGAAAGCCCAGCAGGTCAAGGCCCTTGGCGTACATCTGCTCCCAATCGGAGCGAGAGCCCTTGTCTGCCTCGAACAAAGAGGACACTTCGATGCCTATGCGAGCCAAGACGTCCGGCTCAATGACCTCGGCCAGGTTGGCGTAGAAGTCCACTTCCTCGGCGTCCTGCTCGCCCATCTCAATGATCGCACCGCCGTCCTCTTCGATGATGATCTCGATGTCCGACGAAGGTTTTGGAATGCCCCCACCGCCGATGATCACCTCAAGAGAGGGCAGCTGGTTCATTGCTTTTTCGATTGCCATGTGTGTTCCTTAGCTGTGGGCCTGGATAAAAGCCGTGTTCTTGTCGACCATGCCGCCTTTTTTAAACGGAATGCCTTCTTTCTTGGTTTTTGCAACGCCCTCAGGGCCCCATACTATCGCAGGATGCATGATGTCTTTTCCGTCCGACGATCGCAAGGTCACTGATCGGTACTCGAATCCTGGGCCCAAGTCTTTTACCACTTGTTTGAGGTTGTTTGGCAGTTTCTCATAAAGCTGTGCCTGGGCCGATTCGGCCCCAGGAAACGCCACAAAGTTTGCGCCCCGGTCGATGGCTCCAGCGACTGCATTTTTGGCCATCAGTTGCTGAATTACCTGTGGGGAATCTTCCATGCCCGGGAACGACTCTTTAAGAGCGTATTTGCCAGACATAACCCGCTCTAGCATGGCGTTGCGTTTTCTATCCAATGTTGCCAGTGTCTTCTTCTTTTCCGCCAGGTCTGGGGAACTAGGGTTCTTCTCACGCAACGCCATATATTCTTGAAGCACTTTGGCATGTTCCGTTTCCAACGGCATTAAGCGCTCCTCATAGTCCTTTTTGCCGCTTCCACCCAGTGGGCCTGATTTGCGAATGTCATCAAGGCGGTCCGACTGCAGTTCGTGCACGTAAATTCCCTTGGTTGCCCCCATTCCCGGGATGTCCGTCGTGTGCTCTGTGAAGCGGCTAAAGGAAATCGGATTGGGATCGTTTCTCAGGGTACTGTGTTGGCCTCGATAGGAGTCTGCTCGAGTAGGTGTGGCGTTGTTAAGGCTTTGGCGCAGCTCGCTGGACCGGTCTCTTAACGTATCTCTTAGGGTAGCGTTTGTTGCAGAAATCATTGCTTCCACATTTTCTGCAACGGCACCGTCGTACAAAGGGGAGAAGTCCCTGCGGAGGTGACGATTTTTAGCATAGTCCGGAATTTGAGCAACAAGCTCTTGCATGCCGTATTTGGTGGCCATTTTTTCAGCGGTCTCGGCCATGACGCGGTTTTCAAGTTGCCTGCTAACTTCCTTAGGGATATCGTTTCCGTACGTTTTCTGTGCTTCTGCCAAGTAGGACTTGTAAGAGTCGCTCATGTTGGGGTACACCAAGGTGTCCTGCAGGTCGCTAAACTCCATGCGCGCCCTTGAGGCCTTTGCGTATGGAACAAATGCCCGCTTAACCGCCGACAAGTTAGGGACGCGGGCCCCTTCGAGCGCCTGTTTAATGTTGTTGTACTGGTTGATCAATTCCTGATCTGAGCGTCCCATGGTGCCGTAGGTTCCGCTGACAAGCGAGTCAAACGTGTCAATTGCCGAGGCCTCCTTTGCAGCCTTTATTGGATCAGCATCCTGGATTAAGTGGATCACCCCCATTGGCCGGCCTTGATACGGATTGTCCATGGTGCTATAAAAAGCACCGTCTTCTGGCTCTACTATTTGGGTACGATAGCGAGCAGGGTCATAGTCTTGTTTGATGCGGTTAAGCAGGTCAGATGGGCTTACTTTTGCAGCGCCGTCCAAGTCCTCTAAGGCTTCCCGTGCTCGACCAATTTCATGGTCACGGAACTTGCCTTTAAGCATTCCCAAGAATTGATCCTTTTGCACCGCCCCAGGCAGCTCTGCAACAAACCTGTCAAGCCTCCCAACAAACGGGGCTTGAGCGCTTGGCAAGGGGCTAAATAAAGGGGTGGCCGACTTGCCGCCCTTAGGAGCAACGGCATACGACGCGCCAGGCACATCAAGCTGGCGGTTGTACTCTTGGAAGTCTCTGGCCACGTCAGTGGCCTTGTCGCCCACGGCCTTGGCTGCCTTGACACCGGCACGCACAGGTGCTGCGGGGTTCACGGCGCTTGAGCCGACCTCTGCCAAGTTGTACAGCGCACGCGCCGCTGTGCCTTCCTTCGGGGGCTCTTGGCGAATGCCCGCCTTGGTGGCGCGACGCTTCAAGTCCTCTGACCCGAGCATCGGAGCCTGCACGTCGTAGCCAAACGGGCGCATGGCCATGGTGGCCAAGTCGACCGGCGCGCCCAGGAGGTTGTACGGGGTTTCAGAGACGCCCTGCAGTGCCGCCGCTTCCAACTCCCCGGCCTTGCTCGAGCTCTTGCGGCCCTTGCCCGACTTGGGCGTGACAAACGCTGGCTTGCTGGCTGCTTCCAACTCAGCCTGCGACACCTCGCCCTCCTCGGGTGAGCCATTGGCGCGGTCTATGGTAGGAGGCATGGAGCGGCGACGTGCGAGCTCTTCGGCTTCCCCTTGGTTTAAGGAGGAGGGTGTCAAGGCAGCGCCTGCCACGCCTGCGGAACGCCCAAAAAATTCCAATGCGTCCGTTGGCGAAACATCCATGCTCCGGGCAATGTCGCTCAGTTGTTGACGCGCACTGCGGGGGGCCATAGGCTGGTTGCCGTAGGGAGAGACGGCCTGCGACGCGCTAAACACGCGGTATTCAGGTTCTCCGCCCGTGGCCCCTGAGCCGCCGTAGATAGCCCCATCATAGCCTCGACGCTGCAAGGCTTTAACTGATCTGGGGTCATCCAGAATTGGGTAGAGCTGGGTGGCAAGATTGTCCAAGTCCTTGGGGTTTTTCTTGATCAAGTCCAGTACCGAAGTGTAGCCCTTGGCGTCTGCCAGTTCTTCAAAGGCGTTTGTGCCTTCAATGCGGTCGGCGTTTTCTCGAACAACACGGTCAAACTCTTTTTTTCCAAGAGCCTTGCGCAAGATTGGCAGGTCTATAAAGGCATCCCCGGGCGCGTTGACCAGAGGCTTGCGGATACTCAACTGGGCAGGAAACACCTTCATAGCCTCTGTGACGTTACCCACTTTATTGGGGTCAGTTGCATAGAGATTGGCAGCGTCTTTGGTTCCAAAACTGTAAGAGCCGAGTTCGGTGGAGAGCCTGTCTGAAGGACCGTATTCACCTCGATAGGCCATTACAGGACTGCCTTCTTTGTCCACCGCCTTGGTGCCCTTGAGCGCTTTGACCATTCCGCCCTTCTGGTAGCCTTGTGGGCGCTCGGCTGGACCCTTCTGGGCCTTTTCCTTGCGCGCTTGCATTTGCTCGCGGCTCATGATGTACGGCTTGTCCTTGGTCTGCTTGGTCTGGGCCTGCAGCGCCATGGCCTGCACCAGCTTCTCCAATTCTGCCTGGCTCGTGGCCCGCGCTGCGAGCTCCGCGCCAATGCGGTTGTTGTGCACGTCGTAGGGCAAGTCGTCACGCGGCTGGCCAATGCCAAACATGCTGAAGAACGACTGGGGGTTGCTCATGCGCTCATGTGCCTTGCCCAACAGGTCTGCCGCCTTGGGGCCGTACTTGCGCGCTACGCTGCCAGCGGCCAA